GTAGCTGTAAATCTACGATAAAAATTACTAAACTTCAATAGGAATATTGTTGGAACAGATAGCTAGAATTTTGTTTTTCTAGGGGGACTTTTTCTTTTCTTTCTTTTTGTCCTTTTTCTTTCTTTTCTTTTAATTTATCTATTCTTACCTTGTCCTCTATATTTTTTTTTATAGCCTGTTTGATTTTTAGATGCGTTTTTAGAATGCACTCCAGGTCTCTTCTTCTTTTTAGGAGGGATATAAATAGATACTTTAGCTTTCTTTGGCATTATTTACAAATGCAGATTTCGCAGTTACACATATTAATTACTTTTATCTTTAAATTTCTCAAAGGTACGCATACCACCTAACCCTAACATACCAATTAAAACAGTCATAAGATGCTCCATTTGAAGAGCTGGAGGTACTTGTTCAGGTCCCACAAACCATATCAATAAATCTCTTAATACAAAGTTATAGGCTAATGCTACTCCACATACCCAACCAATAAAAGGTCTCCAACCAGCAACGAATATCGTTCTATGTTGAGCTTCTACTTTATTAATTTCTGATTGTAATTCAATTAACTTTTGTGGGTCTATCTCTTTGCCTTTTAACAGCTCTCTAATTTCTAACCCTAAACCACTTACATCATCTTTTTTAGATATACCCAGTATGTTTAATAATGCTTTTAACATTATAATCCTTGCTTAAATAGTAACTTTTTAATTAAGTTGTTCCAATTAGTTTTAAACCAATTGTTAAATGTTCTAAATTGCTGTGCTAACCACTCAAATATTCTTACCATTTCTTATCGTTTAATAATTGTACTATTTTTATTATTGTATAAACCAACGTTGCTATTATTAGAAGTGATTGTAGAGCTTCATTTATTTGTGATACTGTTATTACCAATGTAAGTACTCCTAATAAAGTTGGTTCAAATCCATTCATTACATTATTCTATTGTAAGTTCAACTACTTTCCAAGTAAGATTATCTTCATCCCACTCGTATATTTTATCTTCTGATGCATCTTCTGGGTATGGTACTGGTGCTTCCCATATATAATCTTCATTTAATGACCAACTTGCAAAAGGTTGTGGTGCATAAAATGCATCATTATCTTTATCCCAAGTATAACCAACTCCTGCAAAATTATATCTAATATTTGCATTATAAGATGTTTGAACCCAATTTCTATGTCCAAATAAACCGTGACAAAAATCAATACCTTTTTGTTCAGATTCTGTATCACCTAATAATAATTCGTTGTTATGCACAACAATTACTTTAGTTACTATGTTATTATCGTTTATTTCTGCAAAATGTGCCATTTTAATTTATTTTAATTTATTACAAATTTATCTATTTTAATTTTAACTATGTACGTATGTACCACTACCTGTATATTTTAATATTGTATCGCTTCCATCAGTAGTTACAGTTGGACTTCCAGTTGTAGTTCCTGAATATAATGAAGTTGCTATTCTTAATATTACAATTCCAGAACCACCATCACCACTATAACCTGAATATGGAGCAGAACCTAAAGAACCTCTACCTCCACCTCCAGAGCCTGTATTAACAGTTCCATCAGTTGCATCATTTCTACTTACAGAACCTGCACCACCTCCTCCAGTTCCACCTGAACCAGCACCAGCACCTTGAGCTCCTCCACCACCTCCACCAGAATATGTAACTGATGAGCCAGTAATTGAAACTGCAAGACCATTCCCTCCGTTACCACCACCTGATGGTGTACCATCTGTACCTACTGCAGAAGCACCACCTCCTCCAGCACCAATATAATATCCTCCTCCATCATATCCTTTTCCTCCGCCATATCCTTGACCTGCTACTCCAGATGATTTATAACTATCAGATGTAGCTCCGTGTGCAGCTCCACCTCCTGAACCTCCATCATATCCTCCATAATTATTACCTGATGCAGAATTACCATATCCACCAGCACCACCACCAGTTGATGTTAAACTAACTGAAGTATGAACTATTGAAGAATCATTTCCGTTGTTTGGAGTTGTTGGGTGTCCTGTTACACCAGCTCCACCTGCTCCAACTGTTATTGTATATGCACCATTATATATAGTTGTTTTAGATTCATTAGAAGCTCCCCCTCCTGAAGTTGAGCCATAAGAAGTTCTTAAACCTCCAGCTCCACCTCCACCAGCACCTCTATCATCTACACCACCTGAACCTCCACCTGCAATAACAAGGAAATCCATTAGACCTAAAGCTCCGTGTGCATATGTTCCTGAACCTGTATATTGTAATATTGTATCTGTGCCACTTGTTGTGACTGTTGGAGAACCTGTTGTTACAGAACTATAAGCAGAAGTTGGTAATCTAAATATAATTATACCACTTCCTCCAGCTTTTCCTAAATCACTTGAGCTGCTTGTAGCACCACCACCACCTCCACCACCAGTATTAGCAGTTGCAGCAGTTGCATCAGTAGTAGTATAAACACCACCATTTCCACCTCCACCAAGACCTCCTGATGCAGCAGTTGTACTTTCTAAGATGTGTGAAGCACCACCACCTCCACCACCATAATATGTTGAAGAACCTGTGATTGAAATTTGTAATCCATCTCCACCATCTCCTCCTTGATAAGTAACAGCATTATCACCAGTAGCTGATGCACCTCCTCCACCACCAGCACCTGAATAAGCTACTCCACCACCACTACCACCAGCATAACCTTGATTAGTAGTACCTGCGGCACCTGATATTGGAGTTGTACTTCCATCATTATCTGGAGCTCCAGCACCTGAACCACCACTTGATGGACTTGCTGCCCTATTTGAACCCCCACCTCCTCCTACAGAGGTAATTGTAGTTAATCCTGTAGCTGCTATTGAAGAATTATTTCCTGATGTATTTGGTGAACTACCTCCAGCACCTACTGTGAATGTATAAGTTGCATCTACTAATGTAATTTTTGATTCAGCACTTCCACCTCCACCTGATGTTCCTGTAGATGTTCGCAGACCACCTGCTCCTCCTCCACCACTTTGTCCATTTCCAGCAATAGAACCTCCCCCAGAACCTCCTCCAGCAACTACAAGAAAATCTGCTACTACTTGAGCTACTGCTGCTAAAGAACCAAAATTTATACCTTGTCCAAACATACTATATTTTTATGTTAAATTTTAACTTGCTATTTGTGAAATGCTATACCAAAATTCAGTTGCACTTACACAAGTAATTTGATAAAAGTTTTTAGTTGAACTTGTATCATCATATTCACCTGCTATTCTGTTAAATGTACCAGCTCCTCCACCTACTGTCCAAGTATCTGCAGTATAGCTTCCACCTGCTCCTGTAACAATTATTGTTTTTGTAACTCCTATTTTAGGGTTTGTTATATTAAAGGTTGTACTTGCATTTGGTGTCAAAGTGAATACTTGTGCTGCATCAAAATCTACTGCAACTGTTGCACCTGCACTTAAAGCATCAACTGTTGTAAATTCATCATCTACTTTTTCGTAACTAATCGCATCATTTGCAATTTTTCCTGTTGTAATGTTTAAATCAGCAATATGAACTGTATCAACAGCTCCATCAGCTATTTTATCTGAATCTACTGCATCATCTGCTAATTTTGCTGTAGTTACTGCTCCATCAGCAACACCTCCAGCACCATTATATAACTCTGTAAAGTTATCATTTGATTTAATCATAGCACTTCTTAATGGATCACCTGTCCCATCGTTTGCCGAAGTACCTACATTTATTGTTTGTTTTGCCATTTTATTTTATTTTAATATACTGTTGCGTCTGCTGTTAAAGTTGTACTATCTGCACTAAATAATGTCGTATCTACTGTTAAATAAGAACCATCTGCATCAAAAGGATATATTATACCCCATCCATTCGCTTCATTAACGTTCCCAAACCAACTTACACTATATACGCTTCCAAACGACATCTTTAATCTTTTTTATATAACTCATTAATTTTATTTCGTTTTCTTTCTTAGGCTTATATGTTTTCTTTTTGTTTATAGCACCCATCCTGTCATATTTTGATCTCTTTCTGGAGACATACCTCCATCTTGACTAGCTGTATATTCTGGATATAGTTCACTATTCTGGTTCATATAACCAAGAAACCTTTGTGTATAAAAATCTGCAGTAGTTTTAGCTTGATGTACTAAATTATTAATCTCTTCTAGTGATGCTGAATCACTATTTTCTGATCTATGTTTAAATACACCTCCATTTGATATTTGAAACGCTGCATATTTCATATATTCTGATTGACTAAACCAAATTAGCATTGGTTTTAAGTATGTGTTTACAAGAATAGAATAATTACCAGTTAAAGTACTGTTTTTTATGTCTGTTTGTAATTTGTCATATAAAACCGTTCCTAATTGCGTTTGTATATAAGTATCTTGTGCTACCTCAACAAACTGTATTAGTTTATCAGTATCTACATTCCCATCTATAATAGATTTCCTTTTTAATTCCTCAAGTGTGATAAATAATGCTTTCATTTTTTATAATTTGGATGATGTCCTTTGTTTGCCATATCTCTTGGTGCAATTTCTACTTCAGAAGGGTTTTTAGGCTCTTTTAAGCCATCTTTTATTGCTTCTGCTTCACTAACTAGGTTATTATCGTTTACTCTTCTCTTATACACCTTTAATTCCCAAAAATGATGACAATTTACACCGCCTTTATACTTAAATAATGAATAGTTTTGTTTTTTGTGACCTAATTCTTTATTTACACCTCTAAAAGACATCATATTTATATCTTCTTTTCTAAATACTAAATTTTGACCTGTTAAAAGCTCCATTCTTTGACAAAAACGTCTGCTATCAGCTGAATTTCTTACAGGAGCATAAGAATACCTAACCTTATATGTTGAATTATCTTGCGATGACTCCTTATTAGGTTTAGCATCATCTTTTGATACTTCTGCAAGTTTAGTAAAGTCAAATTCTGCTTCTGTATCTTCTACTTTTTCTGTGTGAACAAGCTCCCAGTCATTTTCATCTACTTTTTCTCCTAATGACTCTAGTTGTTTAAGAAGGTCATCTCCCTGTTCATCATCAAAGTCATTTTTATCTTGACTAGACAGCTTTTCACCTGTTTCTTCTTCTCTTTTAATCTTTGTTTGAATGTTATCAAGTTCTGTAAACTCAATTGGTTGTAGAGTCACAAAGTAAAGATTAAGGTTTATAC